CACATCTAACTTTAGTTTCAATACCGAATTGGTATTTTTCACCACCAGAAGTTGCTGATAACTTTACAGTTGAGTGTGTAAGTATACCACCGAAATGTACAATTACTCTTGGTGAGTAAAAGAATGCTTCACCGCCCTTGTGTTTAATAACTGTATTCATGTTGTCTAACCAAATCTTTTGGACCACAGCAAACGTATTAGTGTAATTCTTACCCATTCTTCTAGATGAAGGTAATCTGTGGTTTACAAGTGATTTAAATGCCGTCTCCATAGACCCCGCATTCCATTGATTGTTACTTGATTTAGACATAACTGATTGGAATCCATTAAGTGACCCAACTGAATCCCAAAGAAAACATAAATCTCTGTCTAAATCACCTTCTTCTTGAGAGTCTAGTAATTCAGTCATAAATCTAGCTATGTCTTCAATAATAGGTTCAAACCTAAGTAACTTAGTACCAACCTTACCGTTTGAATAATCAACATTTTGGTATCTTTTCATAAGGTCGTCTCCGTTCATGAATATAAAGTCACCTTCATAATCAATAATCTCACCAGTGGTTTCGTCAACAACTTCTTCAAATTGAACCCCTATATTTCTAGCGTGTTCCCATGACCAGTTACCTTCTGTTTCCATTATAACTGGTAAATCACCTACTTTTTGTGCTCCAGCAACTGCTTCATATATTGCAGTTGATTTACCTGTGTTACTATAACCTCTAAATGAAGTGAAATAACCTCTTGCTAATCCTGGAATCTTTAATGCTTCATGAAATGCGTCTGATAACGGAACCCATGTTAGTTCTTTTTCTTTAACAACGATATCCATACCGTTATTTTTTTTGAATTTACCTAAGTCAAAACTTTTTTTACCTATTGGTTTTTTTGGTGGTTTACCCATAATTATGTATATTTAAAACTATTTAAGTTAAAATAATGGGTACATTAACGTACCCATTATTTAATTAATTAATTGATTGATT